AGATCATCAAAACGTCCACACCATGATGCTACAATCATGTCACGTTCTATCTCGTTTTTTACCTTGCCGTTACCTTCATCCTTAATAATCTCAACAGGGTTTTTATACACATATATAGAACATAGTGATTCAGACGTAGTTGTCTTTCCTTCTCCAACGGGGTCCACAGAAGCATAGTACATCCCAAATGTAGGATCTTTGTGTGGTCTTTCGTAAACACATATGACTCCCTCTTTATCTTCTGTTTTTTTAGAAATAGGAAAATCCATAATAGGTGTTTTCCTAGATGGCTTATCTATTATTTTGCCTTCTGCATTTCTAGAAAGCTCTAAATATTCTATTGGATATTGCTTATCCTGAATCCTTTGCATTTGTTTAGCTACCAAGTGTGGAGGAAATACACTTATCTTACGAGTAGCAAATGCTTCTTCAATACATCTTGGTTGCTGAGATACTGTTAATTGATAAGCTGCTGGATCAAGATCCTTTTTCATCTTATCAAATTCCTTCTCTAAAGCTTCCAAAGCTTCCTCCACTTTAGAGTTGCCGTATTTGTCAATATAAGGGGGCATAGACCACTGTTCAGGAATAAATAGTCCTGATACACCAGTTGTTCCATCCTTGTCTATAAGGTCAGTTTCTACCCCATAAAAGCCATTCTCTTCTGGGTGTAAAATATACTCTTTCATTGGCTCACATTGATCAAGATCACCGACAGATCCAGCTGCAATAAATTGACCTGTAATCATGTGACCAGACTTAAGAGCAGGTTTCATGAATCCGTATGTATCATCCATCTTTGGGGCAATACCAGCTTCCTCGTGAAAGAAATAAGTTACAGGTCCACCGACACCATGGGTTGGATCTTTTTCAAAAGAATAGAGGTTAATCGTTGATTTTAAACCTTTATAAGTATCACGACCACCAATCCTCACTTTAATTTGCTGCTGCCATGCCCCCACCTTGTCTGGTTCAGCTGGTCTATACCAAGCAGTGTGTTCATTTAAGAAATTTTTATACTCATTAAGGAATTTCCATGAGCCCTTCTCGTTAATATAGTCCTTTAGAGAAGCACCAATCTTTAATACAGCTCCTTCTTCAAACCAATATTGGTTTATCAACTTAGCCATGTGAAAATAAGAAGAGGCTATTTGACGCTTTTTTAGGATAATGGCATGCTTGTAATGCATCTCGGCTAGATGTTCATACAACGCCATGTGGTACTGCGCGTCTCTCACCTTAGCAAAGTCAAATCTTTTTTCCTCTTTGTCATAAATAGGAAGAAAGTTAAGCCACATGTAGTAGTCTCTACTTATATACCAAGAGGCATCTCCGTCTTTTACAATAATGCCGTTACGACATTTTCTTTTCTGATCGTCCCAGTATGCAATAAAATCTTTGGTTTTTACAGGAGCTGCACAATAAAACCCCTGTTTCTGAAACTTTCTACCCTCTTCGTTAAAAATTTTACTAGTCTCATTAAACTCGTATTTTCCAGGCTCCTTAAAAATAGACAAGAGGTAATCTCTAAATTCCTCTCTAGTATCAAATGTTGTTACACTCCAACTACCATTTTCGTATGTAGGTATTTCTTTAAACATTATTTTTCCATTAGTATTAGGAACATTTGCTGTAGAGGATGGATTCGAACCACCAAGTGGACTTTAGGGATAATTCCTTTATCAGTTGTTCCACACCCACGAGACAGGTGGGTACGTCTGCCAATTTCGTCACTCTACATAGTACTATTTAACAATTATACTCGTATTCTAGTATTTTACCTACAATATCACTGCGATGATTTTCTTTAAGCTTTACCCACTTAATTTCTTCAATCTTTTTAGATAGCTCAATTGCATAGCTTAAGCCTGTAAGACCATACTTAGTGTCTTGTTGTTCATTATCACCGTTGATGATAATCTTTCCTGTTTTGCCTAAACGTGTCAAAATAGCTAGCATTTCTGTTTTAGAAAGGTTTTGGGCTTCTTCTACAACAAGAATGTCATCAATTGTCTTTCCACGAATAAACTGTACGGGATAAGCAATAATCTTTTGTTCTTTTACTAGGTTCTCCACTCTAACTTTTTCAGTGCACTTTACTAAGTTTTCCTGAAATGCTTCTAAATAGGGATTAAACTTATCATCTAGTGTACCTGGAAGAAAGCCTAATGAAGACCCCACCTCGATAGTAGCACGTGTTACAAAAATCTGATCACACTGTTTTTTGTTTAGGAAGTCTAATGCTGTTAGTGCACATACTAAACTTTTACCACTACCTGCTCTTCCTGTAATTATAACTATCTGATTATCAATGATTAAACGCTTTGCTTCTTTTTGCTCATCATTAAGCGTAACATTGTATTTAATTTCTGACTTACGTTCTCTGTTTGGTTCTCTCATAATATTATTGATCGTATGCTAAATTCTGTCCTCCTCTAACTTGTGATTGTTGTTCTTCCATCAAGTCTCTATACACTCCTTTAAAACTTTGTCTAACAGAGTCAAATCTTTCAGCAATTCTAAGAATAGCTGTTGCAGACCCATCTCTACCAGATGTTACTCTTTCAGTGGCCATAAACCCAGCCATGTTATCTAGTGCAATCTTAATGCCCTGATATGCTCTGTATGTAGGAGTTTCGTACAACTTTTTGCACATTCTTAATCCATTCACTACAAGATCATCTTCTGTAGAAAAGTCCCCATCTACCTCTGTTATAATAATCTCTTCTTTATCTGTTTCAGGAACATCAAAGAAAGGATTTAAATCTGGATTAGGGCAAGTCATATAAAACAAATATGCATAAACCTTTGTAGATTCTTCACCATACTCTTCCATGATGTCTTTTAAAAACTTTAATATGTAACAATGTTCACTAGGAATCACTTTACCATTTTGTACATCAAATAATCTTATCATTTTAATATGTCTTTATAAGAATCAAAGTTATCATCAAAAGTCTGATAATCTACTAATATTTCCTCGTGTGGATAAATGTCTCTTGCAGCTAGCATCTTTTCACCTATCACTACAGAATTGGGGTCATGACTATGGTTTTGAAAGTTTGAGTAGTCACAAGAAGCGTATAAATAATCTCCTTCTTTCCAGAAGTACTTGTCTATAAACGCTTTCTGAACATCATTTAAGTTTTTATATTCATCTACGTGCACTTCTATATCAAAGCCTTCTACAAACTCCCATATTACAGTGTCTTTTTTAATGAAGTTTTTAGTAAATAAGCCAAGTCCCATTCCAGGTGACTCTGCTAAATAAGTTTCTATAAGTAACATTATTCTTTAGTTATGTTGTAATAATATGAATCCCCATCATCACTCACCCATCTGTCTGAAATTGTCTCAACAGATAGTAGTTCTGAATCAACTTTTATTTCTTTTGGTTCAATGGGAAAAGATTTTGTAACCCAATTTGAGTCTTTCCAAAATATTCTATTGTTTGGTTGACATAAAAGATAACCATCATCTGCTGCTAATATATGTCCACATTTATAATCTGTAGGTTCGTCTGAATAAGGATTACTATACCAATCTACAGTGAACATATAACTAGCCCAAACCATGCTTCCATCTTTTAGTACCACCTGACATCTTTTCTCACAAAGATAATCATAACAAATTACAGAGACATTTTCACTAAAACAATCCCACAACTGCTTAAAATGAAATGGAATGTCTTTAGTTGGTTCTGAAAAAAATATTTCACTAAGAGGCACTCTGCTTCTCACCATTCCATAATCTGTCATAATATGAAATGTAAGGATCTTTCCTGCTATTGATTGAATAGCAAATGCATAAGCATTGTGGTAAGTGTCTTTATCCTCTTCCCTTTTTGTAAAATGGGATAATCTTACTAAACATTTTATATTATCAATGTTGTGGTTTAATACCATTAGTGTTTTTCTTTTAGCTTATCTCTGTTGTCTTCCAGCCAGTGCAGCAAACTAATTATTTCACTCTTTAAATAAGGAAGCGTATACTGAACAATATCCTTTACAATAGGATCTCCATTTGTATCAAGGGCGGTGATTGGGTTACCAAACTTATCTGCTCCTACAGTTTCAAATACAATGTGATGTATAGTAAGCACTCCTGGTTTTAGTTTAGGATTATGCTTTAATATAATATACATGTACAAGCTTAATTGTAATGCATAGTGGTTTACATTACAATCATCTAAATGATTTACAGGATAAAGCATCTTAGTAGTAATTCCTTCCCAATTTGTAAACCCTTCAGTCTTGATTTCTTTGTTAGTCTTATAATCTGTGATGTGCACATATCCATCAATTACCTCTACTAGATCAGACTGTCCGCAAAGTCCTGAAGATTTTAAATACACCATTAGTTCTGGGTAGATGCCATCCACTAACTTTTGGTTAGGAGAAAACTTAACTCCCTCATTCTCAATGGTTTTAAAAACAGGAATAGTTTTACCATGTCTTTCCATGGTTTCAAAAGAGCATATATCAGATTCTCTACAATTATGATACCATGTACCTAATGTTGTAGCACGCAAAGACTCGTTGTTCCAAGCCTCTTTAATTTCTTCTGGAGTCATTCCATACCATTTTGACTTTTTAGACTTAGAAGATTTTAACGCAATCTTGTCTGCATCAAATGGTTGTTTAAAATTACCAATAAAAGATGTTACAGAAACCCACTTAATGTTGTCCTTCTCATCTAAACTTGTGTAACTGTGATCGTGTGCTGTGAATTTAATAATGCTCATTGTGTTTATATTCCTAGTTTTTGATTGATTACATCCTCTTCTTCTTGGCTCACTTCAGCATCCCATTTCCCTAAAGGGCAGCATGAAGAAAGTGATCTTGTCTTAAACTGTAATGAGCAACCACATCCTCCTTTTAATTGATTGCAACATGGAGATGTGCCAGGCACCATACATCCTTCATCCTCTTCTGTATACACTTCACAGAATTTGCAGATGAGCATTCTATATCGTGCAATTTCTTCTACATCTTCTCTCTTAAATATAGAATTCTTTACGCCCTCAAGTATTGCTCCCTTTGATTTCCAAATTTTGATTATGTTCTCTTTTAGGCTCATTGTTGTTTTTATGTAGTTTAATAAAATCCCTTCTTTGGTTTTCTTCATCCATTAACTCTCTAATGGCTTTTAAATCAAATAAGGTTTCATCTGTTCTAAATCTTGTTACAATTTCTTGTAGTCCTTTTTGTCTAAAGTTTTCTTTAAACTTTTCAAGCATGTCTATCTTATCATCTAGTTTCCAATGCTTGATTGTAAAATCTCCTAAGTTGGTGACATGAACTCTAGCGTGCTTTAGACTAGACAAACTCTTTCTAATCTCATGCCAATAAAAGGATGTCACATCTGACACCATTTGCTCTGATACACCAAGATCCTTAGCAACGTTAGGAATTAGTTCTTTGGATTTTTTAGGCTTCAACGCTTAAGAATTTATAATCTAATAGAATATTCCCACTGGCATACACATTAAGTGTGGGATTGATAGAAATCTTTTTTTTATTCTTTCCTTCTTTCTTAATCAATCCTTTCTTTTCTGCCTTTGTCAAACAATTCCTTACAGACTGTGTGCTAGAGAATATCTTCTTATCATACGCTTTATTACAAAAATGCGTTAGCTCTTGCTCTCCCTCTATGGCCAAAAAAGTGAGGCAGTTTAGGTCTGCCTCACTCGCTGGTATATCAAAGAGATAACAATGCGTAAGAATCTGGTACTTGACAATCTGCCAAGTGCTCATCTTCACTCTCTTATCTACTTGATTAACTAATGCCATTGTAATAATTTTAAGCGTTCTTCTTTAATGTTCTTTGCTTCTCTGCAGGAACTTCATTAGGGACAATCACTTCATCCCCCACCTTAAATCCTCCACTAACAAGTTCTGGATTATTATCCAAATCTTCTTGCGTCAGTGTATGCGGAACACCCTCTGGTCTTCCCCCCGGCTGTGTCATCTGTGCAATGAAAGCCAGAGCCTTTAGCTCCTCTGCTCTAGAGACAGCTAAACCCGTGTTCAATTCTTGAAGCTCAAGCTGTACACTCTTCACTTCAATCTGTTCCCTCATAAAAGATACAATCTCGTCTTTTGTAGGAACTGCTTTTTCTTGTTGTTCTTCACTCATGGTTTTTTTTTGTTTGGTTGTTAAAATTCTAAATCATTCTTTTCATCATCCCCCTCTTTCTCTTCTTTAGGAGTAGTATTATTATGGATCATGAAAAGCTTAAGAAACTCAATGTAAGGCGTATCAATAATATACGTGTCCCCCTGTTCTGTAAAAATCGTTGTGCAATTAAATGCTGGAGAATCTTCATCTGGCGTAGTGAGCTTACATGCCACCACAATCCCTATATGGAAAGCAAACGGAATCCATTGGCCGCCATCTTCAATCCCCATAATCTCAATCTTCTCTAGATCAAGCGTATGACAATGTATATTACATGTGTGTATCATAATTATATAAATAAGTTATCTGGTTTAAACTTAACAAATTTATTTATAAAAATTCAACCAACCAAAATTTATTTTTTTTACCCACCTAATTTATACCCCCCCTGCCTCCTTGCAGATTATTATAATAGAGGTTGTGGGGACCTGCCCAATCAAACTGCCCCACCATAAATTTGGCGGGGATGGTCCCCGTCGTTTACTTACATAAACTCCAAAATTATGGCAGCAACATTATTGCATGCGCTTGTAGAACAAGCAATCAGTCAAGATTCAAGCATCTTGACTTTCAACATTGCCAGCGTAGAAACTAAGGTTTCTAAGACTGGCAAAGTCGGCTTCCGCGCGACCACCGACCAAGGTACGGTGATCACGTTCTGGTCCAGTAATATGGACCAGGTCGTCGAGCCGACCGACGAGGAAGGAAACTTCCGCGTCGTTCCTGGTACAAGTGTGTCCCAGGAAGGAAGCCTCATCAGTAAAGATTCGGCTTCAAGTTTCTGGGGTAAATAACCCAGAAACTCAAAAGGGGAGTAATCCCCTTTTTTTTCTGTACACGCAGAAAAAACGCAGTAGTTTTTA